TAGGCCTCGGCGCCTTCGACCCACCATATCAGCGTCTCGATGGCCTCGAGCTGGCAGAAATAGAATGGATGCTGCCGCGCCTCACGGTCGTGCCAGTGCTCCAGCAGCTTGCGGGTAACGATGGTCACGCCGGGCCAACCGTCTTCGCGCCACTGATCCACGCGGGTCCGGATGGTGTTCACCAGGTCCAGCACCTCGGTGCGCTTGGTGTTGTTGCGCGCGTCAAAGACCTCGTAGCTTGCCGGCCGCCGCTCAGACTTGATCTCCAGCTTGCCGCCCTTGGCCTCGACCCAATGCTGCGCCGGGCAGACGAAGGGCGAATTGATGATGAGGGACATGGGCTTATCCCTCCAGCGACATGATCTTGAGCGTCTCGATCCCGCGGTCGTCCACGATCTTGACCGCGATGCGCCGGTTGTCGCCCGCCTCGAAGGGCAGCGAGACGGTGCCGTGGAACTGCTCCAGCAGGTCCTCGTCCAGTTCGGCCCGCACGGTCTTGCGCAGGCGGTTCCAGCCGCCCTTGGCATCCGCCATGGGGAAGAACACCTGATGCGGCATCAGGGATCGGTTATCGTAATCCACGTCCAGCGACCACATCGCGATCTGCTTGGTGCCGCCCGAGACCAGATCGCCCTTGCGCGGATCGAAATAGTCGAAGCCGTTGACCTGAACCTCCCACAGCCCGTCCTTGCGCTTTCGCAGGTCCACATCGGGCTGGCCCATCAGCCAGAAGGACTGGTTGGAACTGCGGCCCTTCTTCAGATCCTCGGTCAGAAGGTCCGTGTTCATCTGCGCCTTCAGCAGCGTGACGCCAGGCCAGTTCACTTCGTCGATGTCCTTCGCGGCTTCGGGGTCGAAGGTGAACGCGCAGAACAGGATGAATTTGGGCGACGGGCGCAGGGTCTCGGCCTCGGTCAGCGCCAGTTCCACCTGCCGCTGCTCCAGCGCCGCGTGCTCGGGGCCGAAGCTGACGACGACGCGTTCGCCCGTCTCGGCCAGCGACCCGCTGGCATGGATGTGCTTCAGCCCCGGCAGCGTCTCGAACTCGGCGAAGCGGAGTATGGCGCCGCCCTTGCCGCGCACGCCAGTCTTGAGCAGTTCGTCGCGCCACAGCGCCTGGCGGGAGGTCTCGCCGGAGCGCGCGACGGTCTCGTCGGCCTCTTGCGGCGGGATGCTGTCGTCCAGCGACAGGACGGTGGGCGCCGGCACCGCCTCGACCGAGAAGGGTCCGCAGATGCGCAGTTTGGAGCGGTCGATGCGCGGCTTGTCGTAGAGCGTCTCCTGCTCGGCATGGTCACTGATGCTCTGGTCCATACGGCGCTGCATCGCCTGACGGGCGGCGTGGAAGGCATCGAAGGGCGCGCGAGCGGACTCGGGCCAATCGTCGGGCCAGTCGAAGGGCACCTCCCATTCATGCAGGGTGTCGCCCTTGGCGAAGTCCACCGGCTTGCCCTTGCGCACGCCCTGCGCAGGCTTGAGCGGCTTTGGTGGGCTGGCGGTCAGCGCGGCGTTCAGGTCGGCCAGCGCCGCCGCGATCTTCGGGTGATCCTCGTCATGGATGGTGTCGATGTCGGGGTTGTTGGCGATGCTTTTCAGCGTGATGTGCGGGACGGTTTCATAGTCGAATCCACCCCCCAGCCCCTCGTGCGGATAGCGCAGCGCGTAGTAGTCGAAGCTGGCGGTCATCAACCGCTGCTTGGCCAGCGTGATCGCCACGCGAGACGTGTCGCAGGTGATCCAGCGCCGCCCCCATTTCTCGGCGACGAAGGCGGTGGTGCCGGAGCCGCATGTCGGATCGAGCACCAGATCGCCGGGATCGGTGGTCATCAGCATGCACCTTTCAACGACCTTTGAATTGGTCTGGACGACATAATTCTTGGGATCGCCGAAGCCCGCAGTCGTTGTATCGTCCCAAAGTCTGTTGATTGGAAACTTTGGAAAATCGTCGACGAAGCGAACATAGCGAAGCGTGTTGCCGGCTGCATATAGCCTTCGCGCTCGATTCAACTTCTGCATGCCGTCGCGGGTAGTTTTCCAGCCGCTCTTGGTGTTCGAGAAAGTCTGCCCATCGAAGTTCCAGTCGAAAAATTGCGGGCCGCCCGAGCTTTGCGACGTCAGATTGTCGGGTGTAAACGCTCTTGCGTCCGGTCCGTCCTCGTCGCGAAGGCGGCGACGTTCACCGCTTTCGTCCTGCATCATTGAATAGCCAGAGCCGCCGTCACCTCCGACCTTCTTGTCGCGATAAACTTGGCGGTATTTCACCTGTTGTCGGTCTTTGGCGTACCAAACGAGGTAGTCGGAAACCTCTGCAAGGACCTCCGTTCCGCCCGTAGGGCTTCCGGCTCCAGATGTTTTCTTGAAGGTGATAATCCCCACAACATGTTCGGCCCCAAACACCTCATCCATGATTTCTCGGACGTGATGCAGGTTGTCATCGGATATTTGCATGAAAACGGAACCGGAATCCGCGAGCAGTTCCCGCGCCAGCATCAGCCGGTCGCGCAGATAGGTGAGATAGGAGTGGATGCCGAGTTCCCAGGTGTCCCGGAACGCCTTGATCATCTCGGGTTCCTGGGTGAGGTCGTCGTCCGAGCGGTCCTTCACGTCGCGCTTGTTCGTGAAGGGCTGGAAATTCGACCCGTATTTGATGCCATAGGGCGGGTCGATGTAGATCATCTGCACCTTGCCGCCCATGCTCTCCTTCGTCAGGAGCGAGTTCATCACCAGCAGGCTGTCGCCCGCCACCAGCCGGTTCGACCAGCCCTTCTCGTGGTGGTAGAAATCCAGCGCCTGGCGCAGCGGCAGGTTCTCGAACGGCGCCGCGAACAGGTCAGGCTGCTGCCACTGCGTCGCCGCATCCTTCCCCTTCAGCCGCCTGGCCGCATTGGCGAGGATCGTCGCCGGGTCCACCCGTTCATGGACATGCAGCGAGACGGTATCGACCGCGACGCTCGTCCGCTCCGCTTTGCCCGTCCAGTTGAGATAGGGCGCCTGCAGCCGCTTCAGCTCCTGCAGCGCGTCCTTCATCCGCTCGGCATCATCGCTGGCCAGCGCGTCGTCGATGAGCCGTTCGATCCCCGCCCGCGCAGAGTCGAAATTCAGCACCGGATCGAGATGCGGGTCATAGGCCCAGACCGTCTTGTCGCCATCCGGATCGGTGCCGGCATGGACCATCCCGACCTCGGGGTTGTTCACCCGCGTTTCGCCGTGGCGGTAGGACAGCACCTGCACCGGCCCGTCCGGCCGGCGCGCGGCCTTCTTCCCGGTCTTGGCCCGTCGTTGGCGCGGCGCGGGATCGATGGTGTGGGTCAGTTCGAACCCATCGTCCTCATCGCCCTCATCCTCGTCCAGGTCGTCATCCTCATCGTCCAGATCGTCGGTAACGCGAAAGATCGACCCGCCACGCCCCTTGCCACGCCCCAGCACCCCCTCATCGATCAGCGCATCGCGCGCGGCGATGTAGTCGTCCTCGGCCAGGTCCGGCATGTGCTCGCGCAGCAGCGCCAGCATGGCTCCGTTGCCGATGGTGGAACCGTCTTCGGGTGACAGGGTCAGGATCAGGTCGGAAATATCGGACATGCGGGGCAGAAACTCACGAAAAGGTCTTGTTTTAAATTACCTATCGCGCCGGTTGGCATTTTGCACGCGGGAATCAGTTAACGTCGGACCAGAGCCTGTGCTGCTCTTTCCAGTCGGCCGGGAACGGGTCCATCAAATTGGCGAGTGTAATATTCGCGGGCTGATGGCCGTCCATCACGGCATCGACGAGTTCCGGGGAAAGGAGCGACAACCGCATCAGCCGCGCCATGTAGGTGAAGGCGATCCCTTCCTTCTCGGCCAGTTCGGAAATCGACGCGAACTCGCCCGACTCCAGCATCCGCTTCCAGCGGAACGCGCGCGCCAAAGCCTTGACCAACGTGTTGTCCGGCTTCCGCGTAGGCTCTGCGCCATCCGGCAGCACCATCTCCTTCCGCCCGCCGCGCTTCACGACCCGGAACGGGACATGGATGGTCATGGTGTCGGGGATCGGCGTGTCGCGGGTCATGCTTCGGCTCCGGCATCGGCGGTGATTTCACTCGCCAGCGCCGCCAGCCCGTCCATGCGCAGGCGGACGTTGAGACCGCTGATGCCGATATCGACCCGTTCGACCAACAGGGCCACAATTCGCGCCTGTTCCGCCGGGAACAGTTCATCCCACAACGGATCGAGCGTCTGGAGGGCCGCGCGAGCGTCGGCCTCGGTGATTCCGTCGTCCTGCGTCCGCGCTGCCTTCCACGTGCCCGCGACAATCTCGGGTTGGCGGAAGACGGCACGCAGTTGGTCGATGACGGCGGCCTCGATCTCGCCCGCAGGCACGCGGCCGATGGGACACGCCCCCGCTCCGTGCTTCAGAACCGTCTGGCTGACATAGTAGCGGTAGAGCCTGCCGCCCTTGCGGGTGTGTGTCGGCGAGAACGCGGCGCCATCGGGACCGTAGAGAAGCCCCTTCAGCTGCGCGGGCGTGTCGGCGCGAGTCCGGGCAGCCCTCTTGCGGGGGCTCTCCTGCAGGATGGCGTGAACCTTGTTCCAGGTCTCGCGGTCGATGATCGCGTCGTGTTCGCCGGGATAGCTCTCGCCCTTGTGGACCGACTCGCCAAGGTATGCCCGGTTCGAAAGCATCCGGTAGAGATACTTCTTGTCGATCCGGTTGCCACGAGGCGTCCCGAGCCCCCGTGCGTCGACCTCGCGGGCCAGCACCGTGCAGGAGCCGATCTCGATGAAGCGGGCGAAGATCCAGCGCACATGCGCGGCGGTGTCCGCGTCGACCAACAGCTTCCGGTTTTCCACCCGGTAGCCGAAGGGCGGCACCCCACCCATCCACATCCCCTTCTTCCGGCTGGCGGCGACCTTGTCGCGAATCCGCTCGGCAGTCACCTCGCGCTCGAACTGGGCGAAGGACAGCAGGATATTCAGCGTCAGTCGGCCCATGGAAGTCGTCGTGTTGAAGGACTGCGTGACCGAGACGAACGTGACGCTGTTTCGGTCGAACACCTCGACCAGCTTGGCGAAGTCGGCGAGCGAGCGCGACAGGCGGTCGATCTTGTAGACCACCACCACATCGACCAGCCCATCCTCGATGTCCTGCAACAACCGCTTCAGGCCCGGCCGCTCCAGCGTGCCGCCGGAGATGCCACCGTCGTCATACTGATCACGGACAAGCACCCAGCCCTCGGAGCGTTGGCTGGCGATGTAGGCCTCGCAGGCCTCACGCTGGGCGTGGAGGCTGTTGAACTCCTGCTCCAGCCCTTCCTCTGAGGATTTCCGGGTGTAGACCGCGCAGCGCAGCTTGCGGACGACCTTCGATCTATCCGGCGGCTTCGTCATGTCCGCCCCCTGTGGTTCTTGAGCCCGAAGAAGACCCAGCCGTTCCAGCGCGTGCCGGTGATGGCGCGGGCAATCGCCGACAGCGACTTGTAGGGGCGTCCCTGCCATTCGAAGCCATCGGCGGTGACCGTGACGACGTACTCGATGCCCTGCCATTCGCGCAGCAGGCGTGTGCCAGTGATGGGGCGATCGCGGTCGAGGCGCATTCCGCGCTTCTTCTTGTCCCCGCCGTCGAGTTCCTCGCCCAGCCTTTCCAGCCGCCGGACGGTCTCGGGCTTCAGCCCGCCATAGGCGAGTTCCTGGATGCGGTAGGCCAGGCGGGATTCGAGGTAGCGCCGGTTGAACGGCGGCGGCTCGCTGTCGAAGAGTTCGCGCCACTGCTGCTTCAGGTCGGGCGTCGTCGTGGTCTTCAGCGCCGCCAGGCGCGCGGGGATGGGGTCATGAGTCGTCATGCAGTCTCCGTTGGGTTCTGGGTTGCATGACGGCATCGGTCGGCCGGATAGTGTAGGCGAATTTCTCCAGTATCGTCAGAAGGTTCGCCGCGTTCGCGCAGCCGCAACCGGACCAGCCCGAGCGCCAGCAGGCCGCACAACTCGGCACGGCGTTCTGCGGCGGTCATCTGGTCGGGTGGCAGGGGATTGGGGCGTTTCATGCGAGCAAGTCCGTGTTGGCTTGCCTTGCCTCTACTCAGCCGATCCGAGAAACGTCCCGCAGGGAAAGATGGCGGTTATGCGAAAGGCCGGACTCGACTCATGGTTGATCCATCGTTTAGAACATAATCAGAACAGGCCCGCCGTTTGCGAGGTATTCCCGTGGGTTCCGATCTCAAGAAATTTGTTAATCCGAAGTTTCTCAAAACCATTGATCCGGCCCTGATGCGGACTTTGTTCGTTCGGCACTTCGGCGAGGATGAACTGCCTGTGGCATTCGAGGGAGAGGCCGCAACCATTCGGGCAGCTCTGGCGGCGCATTTCGAAGGAACCGTTGCAGGCTGGAACGCCGGAATGGTCGCCGATTTGCATCGCGTTGCCGAGCTTGGAACCAGCGAGGGCATGCAGCTTATTCTGAACGAAGCCCGTCGTCGTGGCGTGGTTCTCTATCCCGAGCCCGACCCTGACGACGCCGAGGCAGCGCCCATGCGCCATGATCCCAAACACGTCGCGCTTCACACCTACCTGCTGCATCACCGCGTTTTCGAGGCTGCAGCCGACTTTCATGCGCTGCGTGCGCCGACATCGCCTGCTGAGTTCCGCGGGCCAGTGCGGGACGTGGGGGCGGACCTGACCGAAGAAATGACCGAAGCTTTCAAGGCCGCGGTGATCAATCTGTTTTCGCAGGACCTGCAGGGTCAATATTGCCGCCTTGGGCCCTATGAGGAAGATGGCGAAATCAACCTGGTGATCAGCCACGGCGCGCAAGTGACCACAACTCCGGTGGTCACCGGGGATCGGGAAGAGATCATCACCCTTCGCGCGGTCAAATACGCGGTGCTGCGGTACTCCCCGGTGGAAGGGCGCCTGTTCGTGGGCGGCGTGGTCAAGGCGCAGCAAGGCGAGATCGCCGATCTTTTCGCCCGGCATATCCTGAGGCGGCCGGGCTTCTTTTCGGGGCGGGACGCCCGTGATCTCTATACGCTCGATCCGATCAGCGATGCCGGGCCCGATTTCGCGTTCCAGCATCGCTATGACGAGACCATCAAGGAGGTTCGGATCGTAGCCGCCGCCGCTGACCTCTTCGAGCGGGATGAAGCGGATCAGCGCTGGCGTCATGTGCGCAGTTGGGAATCGAAAGACGCGTCCGGCGGCGCGCTGACCCATTTCCGGGGCAGCGAGGTGCGGTTCGGCCGGGGCTGGCGGTTGGGCGAGATCACCTTCCGGGTCGCCTTCGAAACCGGCGCAAAGCGGCCGGCACAGGTCACGGTGCGGCTGAAGCCGCCGGGGACACTCGCCTTCCGCCGGACGCGGTTCGAAAAGGCGATCCACACGCTGGTTCAGCGCAATGGACTCGAGAAGGACCGCGATGCTGGCATGGTTGTGGACGCGGCTGAGTGAGGACGGCGCCCGGGTCTCGATCTCGGGCCGGGGACTGAGCCGTTTTCCTGCAAACGATATCGAGCGCCTCTTGCGGGCGCAGGTGCTGATCGAAGAGCGGAAGGCCGATACCTGGTCGGTCTGCGCGGAGTGCGATTGCGGGCTTGATGCGCGCCCCGTCGAACAGTCGGGTGATGCGTTCCGGGCCTGCTGCCCCCACGATCCCGCCGAAGACGTGATCCTGCAGAAAGACGATCTGCGCCGCCTTTCGGTAAACGTCGATCGGCTCGTGGCCCGGACTGCAGCCAGCGGGAATCTGGGCGGCGCAGTTGCCTGCATTGCTGACGGCGTCTGGCTGTTGGGGGAGACCCCATCCGGCCATGCCGTGGTCCTGTCATTCGATACTGAAAATCTGGCTGCGCCGGGCGTGGTGATGGCGATCAGGGCGGCAGTGGGGCCGAAACCGATCATGGCAATCGTCCACGACCTTTCCGCGACAATCGCCGTCAGGCTGCGGGAGGTCGGAGTCGAGCCCCACGAAATTGCAGCGGTTCTCAAGGCAGGGTCGGATGGCACGGAACGCCTCGTCCTCGATCCGCCATCTTCACTTCCGCGTCTTTTCATGACGCTTTCGGCGCAGTCGGTCACTCTCGACGGCCGTCGGCTCGACCTGCCGACACAGATGTATGCGCTGTTTCGTCTGCTGATCGAGCAATCCGTCAAGCGTGATCCAGTCCTGAAAAATCAGGAGATCGAGACGCAGACCGGCCGGCCGCCCAACCAGATCATCCGAGACCTTCGAAAGGCGCTGGTCGGTTGTGGCCTGACCAGCGACCAAACAAAGGCGTTGGTCGCGACGGTACATGCTCGCGGCTATCGGATCGGCCTCGACCCTGCCGAAGTGGTCATCGAGCCCTGAGGCCTTCCCACACAATCCGCACATAACAAACACACGGCAATCACACCGGCAGCAGTGCGCTGAGCGGCACATTCGGAACAACAGCAACATGTTCCGAGGTGCTCCCGAATGTTTCCGCCGATTTCCCCCGATGATCTTGCCACGCTGATCGACGAGGCGGCCTTTGCCGCGCGCCGCCTGCATCGCAAGCTGGTGCTGCCTGCCGCCGATCTCGACGATCTCCGCCAGGACCTGCTGGTCGACCTGATCTGTCGGCTGCCCGGCTTCGACGCGCGCCGTGGCAGCATCGGCGCTTTCGCCAACATCGTCCTGCGCAACCAGTCCTCGCGCATTGCGATCCGCCATCATCGCCAGCGGCGCATGCAGGGCGGCACTGTGCTTTCGCTCGACGCCCCCGTTTCCGGCGCGACCGAGCCGCTGGGCTGCTTGCTGGCGGAAGCCGATGGTCTGGCCGCCTGGCATGGGCAGGACCGCTCTGCCACGGACGACGCCGACACCCTCCACGATCTCGCCCGGGTGCTGGGCGGCCTGCCCGAGGATGCCCGCGGGCTTTGCGCGGCGCTTGGCACCTGCGCTGTCGCAGAGATCGTCGAGCGTACCGGCACCTCCCGTTCCGCCCTCTACCGTCACATCGCCCGCCTGCGGCTCGACCTCGCCATGCGCGGGATCGGGACCGAGTGGGACGGTTCGAAAGCAGCGTGAGTAGAGGACCGACATGGAGATGATCGTCATGCCCCTCACCGAATTCACGCCCGCAAAGACCCGGCCGCTCACCGACATCGAGTTCTGCGCCTGGATCGGCCAGGCCATGTCGGGCGACCGCCTCGAGTATCATCGCGGGTTTCTCGGGATCGATACCACCGCGGTGATTTCCACCTTGCCGGAACCGGATCGCCGCAGGCTCGGAGCGCTGGCCAGTGCCGCCCACCGCGCCTTCGAGGCCGCGCTGGTGCATCTGGTGCAGGTCCGGGTCGGTCCCGATCGCTTCGCCTATCTGGCCATCGCGCGGACCAAACCGCGCCATGCGCCGATCCCGTTTTCCCAACTCATCGCGACAGAGGAGGCCGCCTGATGCGCGCCACGCTTGCCTGGATCGGGGATCGGCTGCCGCCGTCCCTTTACTTTCTTCTGGCCGGAAGCTCGGCCGCATCCCTCATCGGAGACCACGACATGACCGAGACCAACGGCCTGCTTGCGCGCCTGCGCAAGGCCTTCCGCAGCCTTGAGGATCTGCCGGAGGTGATCCTCGCCGCCTGGCGTCCCGGCGATGCCACCGATCCGCTGCCCGTCGAGACCGCGAGTGTCGACGATATCGCCATCGCGATCGTCGCCGCGAATGCCGAACTCTCTGCGGCCATCCAGCGATCCTCGGCGCTGGAAAAGCTCCACCGTCTGGCGCGTGAAGCCGGGGCTGTCGGCACGGACCGTGCCGTGGATGCGGCCCTGAAGCGGGAGGGGCTGTAATGGCCATGCCTTTCCCCAGCACCGAGGCGCCGACAGAGGCCCGCCTCGACAACATGCCGAAGTTTGACGACCTCGACCGGCTGTCCATCGGTGAGATCGCCGACATGCCACCGGCGCTGCTTCTTGCGCTGCAGGAAGAAGCAGCGACCGAGACCGCCCGGGTCAAGCGCCTGAAGGACCGCTTTGAGGCGGCACTGGCGCAGCGTTATGGCGCCGCGACCGAGGCTGAGCGGTCTGCGCAGGGCAAGACCTCGGGCACCGTCCGGATCGAGGATGCGGGCGTGGTGGTGATCGCCGACCTGCCGAAGAAGGTCACGTGGGATCAGGACCGGCTGGCCGCCATGGCAACCCGGATCCGCGAGGCCGGCGACGATCCGACCCAGTATCTCGAGATCGCCTATCGCGTGCCCGAACGCCGCTTCGGGGCCTGGCCCGACGCCATGCGCGAAGGCTTCGCAGCCGCCCGGTCCGAGACCACCGGCAAACCCGTGTTCCGGCTCGAGACCCGAGACCGGTGACGCGCGGCGGCGGGACGCCCGAGCGGCAACGCCGGGCAGGTTCCCCTTCGGCACCCGGTCACCCCCGCCGCCGCGCCCCTTGCAATCCTTCGGAGAATCCCATGGCCTTCCGCATCATCACCGCCGACGAACGCCTCTCGGCCGCCGAGAACAAGACCTCGCTCGCCATCTTCGGCCCGCCCGGCGTGGGCAAGACCACGCTTCTGAAATCCCTCCCGGCCGACGAAACCGTCTGCCTCGACCTCGAGGCTGGCATGAAATCGGTGCAGGACTGGCGCGGTGCGTCGATCCCGGTGCGCAGCTTCACCGACTTCCGCGATCTGGCAGTGCTGATCGGCGGGCCGGACCCCGCGCAACATCCGCAGTCCTGGTACGGGACCGAACGGCACGCGTGGCTGCAGGCCCAGCACCGCGACAGCGGCATCGAGGCCTTCCTCGCCGCGCGCCGTATCGTCTTCGTCGACTCGATCACCGATCTGACCCGGCAGGCGATGGCCTATGCCCGCCAGCAGCCCGAGGCCTTCTCGGACCGGACCGGCAAGCCGGATGTCCGCGGTGCCTACGGGCTTCTGGGGCGTGAGGTGATCCAGGCGCTGAAGCACCTCCAGCATGCACGCGGCAAGACCGTGATTTTCGTCGGCGTGCTGGAAAAGGTGACCGACGATTTCGGCACGGTCTCCTGGCAGCCGCAGATGGAAGGCAGCAAGGCGGGGCGGGAATTGCCCGGCATCGTGGACCAGGTGGTTTCGATGCAGCTCTTCGCCCGCGATGCCGAAGGCGGCTGGGTGCTGGACGAGACCGCCACCGACCGCCGCCTTGTCTGCAAGTCCGGCAATCCCTGGGGCCTTCCTGCCAAGGACCGCTCCGGCCGTCTTGACCTGACCGAACCGCCCGACCTCGGCGCGCTGCTCGCCCGGATCGACGGTCGCGCCTCCCATCAACCCGCTTTCGCCTCCTGATCCCCGAAAGGACCTGACATGAGCTACGATCTGAACGACGCCCAGCCGCAGATGGCCCCCATCGGCGAACTGATCCCCGACGGCACCTTCGCCAAGGTCCGCCTGATCATCCGCCCCGGCGGGGTCAACGGCGCGACCCCGATGGATGCGGGGCTGCTGAAGGCCTCGCAGTCCAGCGATGCGCGCATGCTCGACTGCGAATTCACGGTTGTCGAGGGCCCGCATGCCCGCCGCAAGTTCTGGCAGAGCTTCACCGTGGCGGGCGGCAAGCTGGACGAGAAAGGCCAGTCCATCGGCTGGAAGATCTCGAAATCCACGTTTCGCGCCATGGTCGACAGCGCCCTCGGTCTCGATCCCCGCGACGAAACCCCGGCGACCAAGGCAAAGCGGGTGCTGCCCGGCCTCAAGCATCTCGACGGCATCGTCTTTGCCGCCCGCATCATGGTGGAGCCCGCCTCGAACCCGCAGTATCGCGACCAGAACCGCATCGCCAACGTCGTTCTGCCCGACGAGCCGCAGCATGCCGCCGTCATGCGTGGTGAAACCGTCCCGCCGGAACCCGTCAACGCCCCGCCGCGCAAGGCCGCGAGCGTCGCGGCGCCGGGCTGGCAGGCGCCGACACCGGCATGGGGCGCGGCAGCGCAGCCCACTGCGACGGCCGCTCCGACCTGGGGTACGCAGACCGGACCCGCTGCACCGGCCACGCCCCAAACACCGGCACCCGCAGCACCGGGCACCCCGGCAATGCCCGCGTGGCTCAATGGCTGAGGTGCGGCGGAAGCGGCGGTCGGGTGGGTCCGCAGGGTCGCCTGCCGCCGAGCCCGATGGTCATGGGCCGGCAGACCGGCCCATGACCCCCGACGAATGGCAGGCGCATGTGACGCGCGCCGCCGCGCTGGAGATTGGAACATGGCTCGAGGCCCGAGGAAGACTGCACCAACCCATCGCAAGCCTTACCCTCGGCGACCTCGAGGCCATGGCCAGCAACGCGATCTCGCGCTGGATCGTGATGCAGACCGAGAAGCTCCAGCGGGCGGGTTGGCCGCCCGAAGATCCGATCGCGAATTTCCTGCTGGGGTAGCGCTTTGCGCCGTCTGCGCGCGGGAGGCCCGCGGCTTTGGTTACGTCCATCGCCTCCAGCGCGACCGCTATCCCTATCACCGCTTCTGCTCGCTCCGCTGTCAGGACGTGGGCAGCGCAATCGCCCAAAGGATGAATGGTATGATCGACAAGACCGCACGCGAGGCACAGGCGATCCGCGACGCGCGGGCGCTCTTTGCCGAAGCGCTGACCGACCTCGGGCTCATGGAGCCTTTCTTCCATCGCACGGCCGCGGATATCGACCGGCTGATCGAGGCGGCCGTCACCGGCTATGTCGACAGCATGTTGGCGCAAGGCGCGCGCAAGGAGCGCACCGGCACGGCCCATGACGATCCGATTCCGTTCTGAGGAGGCCGCCATGATCGATCTGAACACTGAGACCGCCCCCTGGACCGACCTTCTCGCCGCCGCGACGGCAAATGCCATCACCCACTTCGAGGTCGAGTTCTGCGAGAGCCTGCGCCAGAAGCTTGAAACATTCGGCGCGCGCGCCCGGCTGACCGAGGCCCAGCATCACAAGCTGACCTGCATCGCGCAGGCTGGCGGGTTCTGGGAGCGCGACCAATGATCGACCTGAACCATGGCTCTGGTTGCCTCTATGGCCAGGACGCGCCGCTTCCTCCGATCGCCGTCGCCGTCTCGTCCGCGATCGATGCCGCCCTGACGGCGCGCAATCGCGCCGAGCGCCCCCGCACCTATGTCAGTTCCTCTGGGCTGGGGCGCGACTGCCTGCGCCAGATCCAGTTCGACTATCTCGCTGTCCCCAAGGACGAGGGCCAGGAGTTTGAACCGCGCATCCTGCGGATCTTCGAGGCAGGCCATCGGGCCGAGGACATTGTCGCGGGCTGGTTCCGGATTGCCGGGTTCGATCTGCGCACCGAACGCCCCGATGGTCGCCAGTTCGGCTTCGCGGCCATGGCGGGCCGGTTCAAGGGCCATATCGACGGCTGCTTCGTCTCGGGCCCCGTGGCGATGGATTATCCCGCGCTCTGGGAGAACAAGGCGCTCGGCGCGTCGAGCTGGAAGGATGTGGTCAAGCGTGGCGTCAGCATCGCACGCCCCGTCTATGCCGCCCAGATCGCGCTCTATCAGGCCTACATGGACCTGCCCAACCCGGCGCTCTTCACCGCGCTGAACCGTGACACGATGGAATTGCACACGGAACTGGTGCCGTTCGATGCCCGTTTGGCGCAGGAGATGTCGGATCGCGCGGTCACGGTCGTGCAGGCCTCGGCGGCGGGCGAATGGTTGCCCCGGGCGGCGACCGAACCCACGGCCGTCGTCTGCCGGGGCGGCATGGCCGGTGGCAAGTGGCACGCGCCCTGCGCATGGGCCGCCAAGTGCTGGGGTGAGCGGCGATGATCCCTGACGCCTATGATCTCAAGCGGATTGTCCGCGCCCATCGCGCGCGCTTCTGGCTGCCGGACCTGCTCGAAGGGTTCGAGTTCGCGCCGGTCTGGCGCTTCGCCGATCAGGCGCAGTTCGATTCCGACGACGTCGATGCACTGGCCCGCCGCCTGGCGGCCGGTCCGCAACGGTTGCCACACCCCGAGACGATTTTTGAGTTGGCCGACCGCAGTCGGACCATCCGCAGCCAGATCGTCTACGCCCGGCAGCGCGAAGACGGCATCGAGGCGGTCTGGCTTGCCCTGTGGCGCAGCCCCAGACGTTGGACCGATATCCATGCCCATGTCCGGATCGCCGATGGCGGCATCGCGGAATTCGCCACCAATCCGGCGCTCCGCGATGCAGGACTGGCGGAACAAAGCGGTCAGGCGGCGGCCGCCATCGTCTGGCGCGGGCTAGCGATCCTCGCATCCGCTGCAAGCATCGGCGAACGGCAGATCGCCCCAATCAAGCGCAAACCCTTCGCGCGGGATGGCGTGCGCGGCTGGACCTGGCATCAGGTCGCCATCGATCCGGCCCGGCTTCGCGCCGCATCCGAACCGCTCGGCGGCAGTCATGCCAGCCCGCGCTGGCACCTGCGTCGGGGGCATTGGCGCCAGTTGCCGGACGGTCGGCGCATCTTCGTGCGCCAATGCGAAGTGGGCGATCCCGCGCGCGGCGGGGTGGTGAAGGACTATGCGCTGGAGGCGCGACAGGCATGACGGAATTCACCCCATCGGCAGCGCAGGCCGCCGCCATCGCCGAGGTCCGCGACTGGTTCGAGAACCGCACGGACACGCAACAGGTGTTCCGGCTCTTTGGCTATGCCGGATCGGGCAAGAGCACGGTGCTGAAGTTCGCGCTCGATGAGCTTGGCCTGTCGCCCCATCGTGGCGCAAAGGACGGCACCTGCGTGCCGGGTGTGGTCACCGCCACCTTCACCGGCAAGGCGGCGCTGGTACTGACCCGCAAGGGCACGCCCGCCCGCACCATTCACAGCCTGATCTATTCCGTGATCGAGGCCACGGAAGCGGAAATCGAGGCCGCAGCGCAGAAGGTCCGAGAGGCCGAGACTGCCGCGCGGCGGCTGACCGGCTTTGACCGCACAACGGCCGAGGCCGCGATCGAGGCCATGCGGCAGGCGCTCTCGGCGATGAAGCATCCCCGTTTCGCCCTGAACCCGCAGAGCGATGCGGCGGATGCAAGGCTGATCGTCCTTGACGAGGTGTCGATGGTGGGAGAGGAAATGGCGCGCGATCTGATGAGTTTTGGCAAACCGATCCTCGTTCTGGGCGATCCGGGTCAGTTGCCGCCCATCAAGGGCGAAGGCGCCTTCACCCGCGATGCGCCTGACGTGATGCTGACCGAGATCCACCGTCAGGCGACTGAGAGCGCGATCATCCGTCTCGCCACCATGGCGCGGATGGGCGAGCCCATCGGTTTTGGCACCTACGACACCCATGTCGCCAAGATGCGCAAGGGCGACATTTCGCCGGAACAGGCGCTGCGCGGCGGGCAGCTGATCTGCGGGCTGAACGCGACACGGTTGCAGATCAACAATGCGATGCGTGCGGCGGCCGGGCTGGGCGGGACCTATTTGCCCACTGGCGCGGCGGAAAAGATCATCTGCCTCAAGAACGACAATTCGCTCGGGCTTATCAACGGCATGTTCCTGACCCTCGAGGATATCGTCGACGAGGGCAGCCTCTATTTCTCTGCCGTGGTGCATGACGAGGACGGGCGCCGGGTATCCCCCTTCGACAGCGACGGACGCCCCGGGCGGCTGCGCATCTACAAGGGGCATTTCGAGGATCACGTCTCCTACGACGCCAAGCGCCATGACCGCGATTGGCGGGAAAAGCGCAAGCTGACCGAGGCGACCTACGGCTGGGCGATCACCGCCCACAAGGCGCAAGGGTCGCAGTGGGAGAACGTGATCGTCTGGGATGACGGGCTGGGACGCAGCGAGATCGACCGCCGTCGCTGGCTCTATACCGCCATCACCCGCGCTGAGCGCGGGCTCGTCCTTCTGGCCTGAGGGGGCGCGATGATCGATCTCAACGATGTCGGCACGCCGAAAGCACGCCACGATCTGGCGGCCGTTAAGGACCGGCTGGCGGCGACAGCTGGCGACTGGCTCCCCGGCATCTTTCCGGAGGCGCGGCTTGCGCGCGACCGTCGCTCCTTGCGCTGTGCCGACCTGTCCGGCCGCCCGCCGCGCAAGGAAGGGTCCTGCACGATCCATCTCGACGGGCCCTATGCCGGCTGGGGGTTCGACTATGCCACCGGCGAAAGCGCAGGGCCCATCGACCTGATCGCGCAGGCAACCGGGCTCTGCGATGGCGCGCTCTTCGACGAGGCGGCGCGGATTGCCGGAATGGATCATCCCGCGCCCCGAAACGCGCCACGCGGGAAGCCCGATCATACCGGCGAGATTGCCCGGCTGGTCGATGGCGCAAAGCCGCTCGCTGGCACCCCCGGCGAAACCTACCTCCGCACCCGCGGCCTTGCTGATCCGGGATGCCCGGATCTGCTGTTCCACCCCGACCTGCCGGATTTCGACACGCGACGCGGTTGGCCGGGGCTGATCGCATTGCCACGCCTGGTGGATGGCACTCGCGCGCAGGGTATTCACCGGACCTTCCTGCTCGACGACGGCAGCGCCAAGGGCCCCGCCGGGAAGAAGATGCTGGGATCGGTAGCGGATGCGGCCGTGCGCCTGTTCGCCATGCCTGCGGACGGCCACCTCGGCATCGCTGAAGGCATCGAGACAGCATTGACAGCACATGCCCTGTTCGGCACCGCTGTCTGGGCGGCACTCTCTGCCGACGGGCTCGCGCGGTTTCAGTGGCCGGCGGGCACGACGCGGATCACGATCTACGCCGATGCTGGCGATGCCGGTCGTCAGGCCGCTGCGACCCTGTCGGATCGGCTGAACCGGGCCGACATTCCGAACGAAATCGTGGTCCCGCTGCATGGTGATGATTTCAACGACGATCTGATGCGCGGGGCGCGTGCGGCCGACTATAGCCGGGATATTTCGGCAGACGAGCCGGTCGGTATTGAGGCCATGACGACAGCGGCAGCTCCGACGCCTGGCGATCCGGACGTTCTGATTGCCGCCGCCGAGGCGCTGACCAACCCGCCCGAACTCGCCGCACTCTCCAGCCTTCTCGGCCGCCTTGCGCTTGCCCGGCTCGATCCGCTGCCCGAACGCCAGATCCTTGCCCGGATCAAGACTGCGACCGGCATCTCCATGTCCATCCTCGACAAGCAATTGACGGAACTGCGCCGCCGCGTGCATGCGACGGGCGATCCGCAGGGCAGGATTGCGCGTCCCGCCTGGTTTGGGCGGCTGTGTCAGGATCTGTCCGGCACGCCCGAGCGCAACGAGGCCAATGTGATCATCGCCCTGTCCTCGGATCCGGTCTTTGCCGGTCTCCTGGCCTTCGACGAGTTCGCCCAATCCATCGTGGTGCGCCAGCCGCTGCCCTGGGATGACCCGGCCATCCGCTTTCCGCGCCCCTGGGACGATGCCGACGATGTGCGCACCGCCGAATGGCTGCAATTGCGCGGGCTCAACGTCGCCCCGATGGTTGTCGGCCGTGGTGTCGGCGCGGTGGCCCGCGACATGCGCATCCATCCGGTTCGCGACTGGCTCGACACCCTGAAATGGGACGGCACGCCCCGGATCGAGACCTGGACCAGCACCTACCTCGGTGCAGCGCCGACATCCTTCCATCACACCATCGGCGCGCTCTGGCTGATCTCTGCCGTGGCCCGGATCTACCGGCCCGGGGTGAAGGCCGATCACATGCTGATCCTCGAAGGGCCGCAGGGCGCGCGCAAATCCACCGCGATCAAGGTGCTCGCGGGCGAGGACTGGTTCACCGACGAATTGCCCGAGCTTGGGTCCAAGGACGCGGCCATTCACATGCAGGGCGTCTGGATCGTGGAAATCGCCGAGCTCGACGCCATCGGCCGGGCCGAGGTCTCGCGCATCAAGGCCTTCCTGACCCGCACCACCGACCGCTTCCGCCCGCCCTATGGCCGCTATACCGTCGAGGTGCCGCGCCAGTGCGTGTTCGCTGGCACTGTGAACCCCGACACCTATCTGCGCGATGAAACCGGCAATCGCCGATTCTGGCCGCTACGCTGCGGCACCATCGACATCGCGGCGCTGGCCCGCGACCGTGGTCAGATCTGGGCCGAAGCCGTCCATCGCTTCCGCGAAGGCGCGATCTGGTGGCTTGACGATCCGGCGCTGCTTGCCGAAGCCGCCGCCGCGCAGGAGGCGCGCTATCAGGCCGATGCCTGGGACGCCCGTATCGACCGCTGGCTGACCCACGACACCCGCAGCGTCAATCGCGGTCACGCCGGCTGGGATGATTGGCAGGATGAAGAATTCGAACGTCCCGAGCCGATCCGCGATGTGTCGGTGGGCGAAATCCTCGAAGGCGCGCTCGGCATCGAGCCCGCGAAATGGACCAAGGGCGACCAGATGCGCGTGGGGGCCTGGCTGAAGTCGCGGGATTGGGAGCGATACCGCAGCGGCACGGGCGCGACCCGCGAATGGCGCTACCGCAGATCGCAGTGCGGCTGACATCGCGATGGCAGTGTCAGGCACCGAAGGGGCATCCATCCGGGTGCCCCTTTTCGTTTGGCCGCTGTCCCACTTCGCGGCGTGTCCCACTTCAAGCGCAAGGTAGGACGGAAAAAACCATTTGAAATCAATCCTGTCCCACCTGTCCCACTTGGACCGCCAACTTCTCTCTTTCTTATATGGAGCGTACGTGTCCCGGCCGACCTCATTCTTCCTCATGCGACGTAGGGAAAAAGGTGGGACAAGTGGGACAGGTGGGACACGCCTTGTTTTGAAAGGAAAATCTGGCGTCCCACTTTGATCGGCAAGTGGGACACCCCACGACCAGGTGGGACAGAGGCGTGTTCAGGCGCATTTTTCTTGAAAGGGCGCGCATGGCATGATTCCCTGCCAATGACCAAAGCCGAAGGCCCACGATTGATGTGAGCCTTCAACATGACGCCGACGACCGAGACAGCCGACCTGCACCTCGAACCGGGGTGCCTTTTCGCGTCCTGCATCCTTGCCCTCGACCTCGGGACGACGACAGGCTGGGCGATCCGCGGCCATGACGGCCTGATCACCAGCGGCACGACGTCCTTTCGCCCCGGCCGTTTCGACGGCGGCGGTATGCGATATCTCCGCTTTACCAACTGGCTGACGGAGATCGACCGGCTCTCAGGCCCCATCGCCGCGATCTGGTTCGAGGAAGTCCGCCGCCATGTCGGTACCGACGCTGCCCATGTCTATGGCGGTCTGATGGCCACTCTCACTGCGTGGGCCGAACTCCGCGGCATTCCCTATGAGGGTGTTCCGGTCGGCACCATCAAGCGCCATGCCACCGGGAAGGGTAACGCCGACAAGGTGGCGATGATTGCGGCTGCGCAGGAGCGCGGGTTCAGCCCCGCCGATGACAACGAGGCGGATGCCATCGCCATCCTGCATTGGGCCATCGAAACGAACGGGGGTGTCGCGTGAGGTGGTATCCCCGAGGCTACGGTGGTACGCGCCGTGATCCAGATCGCGTCAAGCAGGACGGCTGGCACGACCATGGGCTGTTGGCCGTGTCCATCAACGACCCGCGCCTCACCTGGCCGGAGCAGGAACTGGTCCGTCAGCTGGGCGAAAAACTCTACGGCCCGCGTGTCGAGCCAAGGGAGACGGCCAATGGGTGATTGGACCCCAGCCATGGTCGAAACGCGCCTTGAGAGCGCGGCCGACGTTTTCCGGTCGCTGCCCGAGGTGAAGCCCCAAGGCTACTTCAACGCGTGGCCCGAGTATTTCCACAGCTTCGCCGATCAGGTCGGCCAGGAACCTCGGATGCGGCGGCCGAAGCCGGGCCCGCGCGACATCACCCAAGCCGATGACGCGCTGCTGTGGTTGCGCTGGCTGGACCCGGCAGACGCTCGCCTTGTGTGGCTCCGGGCGAACCGCAAGCCTTGGAAGCCGATCTGCTGGGAATTGGGCATCAGCCGCGCCACCGCCAACCGGCGCTGGCAGTATGGCATCGCGGTCATCGTCTGGCGGTTGAACGGCAAACGCGTGCCGACGAAGCGGTCGATGGAATTCGTGATGGACGCAGCTGGGCGTCATAGACCATCTTGAGGGGACACTGCTCGAACTGTATTGACAACATGACATGGCCAACAACCTGACCGCCGAGAAAGCCCTGATCTTCAGGATCACGCACATCAACAATGTGCCGTGGATCCTCAGACATGGGCTGCATTGCAAGAATTCCGACGTTCAGGATCCCGATTTTGTGCGAATTGGGAACCTCGAACTGATTCAGCGCCGGACGGCAAGGAATGTGCCCGTGCAGCCGGGCGGGACGCTGGCGGATTATATCCCGTTCTACTTCACGCCCTTTTCAATGATGATGTACAATATCAAGACGGGTTACGGGGGGATACGGCAGTTCCCGAATGCTGAGATTGTGATCATGGTGTCGTCGCTCCGAGGGTTGGCAGATCGCGGCCTTGCAACCGTGTTCTCGGATCGGCACGCTTATCTTCAGACCGCGCAGTTCTTCACCTCGCTCGACGATCTGGACAAGATCGACTGGGGAATCCTTCAACGCAGGGACTTCAAGCGTGACGTCGATGACCCTGAGAAGACCGATCGCTACCAGGCTGAGGCGCTCGTACACAGGCACTTGCCAGTGGAGCACCTTGCAGGCATAGTCTGCCTGGGTGAGAACGAAAAAAGAACACTCGAACGTCAACGGGAGGAGGTTGGGCTCGAACTCAAGGTCGTAGCACAACCTGGCTGGTATTTCTGATGGTAACTTACACGCAAGGAAATCTGCTGGAGGCCGACGTTGACGCAGTGGTGAACACTGTCAACACCGTCGGAATCATGGGCAAGGGGATTGCTCTGATGTTCAAGGAGCAGTTCCCCCGCAACTTCGAAGCCTATGCGCGCGCTTGCGACGCCGGCGAAGTTAAAATTGGCAAGATGTTCGTTACCGAGAACAAAGAACTCTTCGGGCCGCACTGGATCATCAATTTTCCGACGAAGACCCATTGGCGTGTGAAGACCCAAATAGAATGGGTTGAGGAAGGATTGAGAGATCTTGTCCGCGTAATTCGCGACAAGAACATTCGTTCAATTGCGATCCCTCCACTTGGCTGTGGGAATGGTGGACTCATTTGGCAGGACGTTCGTCCACTGATCGAGGCGGCATTGGGCAAACTCGACGGTGTCAACGTCCTAGTCTACGAGCCGACTGTGAAGTACCAGAACGTCGCCAAACGTACCGGAGTCGGGAAGCTGACCCCGGCCCGTGCTTTGGTGGCGGAGATGGTACGTCGTTATGCTCTATTGGGGATCGAGTGCTCGATTCTCGAAGTGCAGAAGTTGGGTTGGTTCCTCGAGCGTGGTGTAACGCGGTTTGGATTGACGGAGGCACTCAATTTCAGGTTCCAAGCCCACAAGTACGGGCCCTATTCGCACAACCTGACGAAGCTGCTCGATAGCCTCGATGGCAGTTATCTTCGCTGCGACAAGCGGCTCTCGGACGCCGATCCGCTGGACCTCATTTGGTTTGACGACGCCAAGTACGACCGAGTGCAAGCATACCTGAATTCCGGGGAAGGGAAGCAGTTCTCGCGCGTATTGGAGTGGGCTTCGGCGACCATTGATGGCTTCGAGTCGCCCCTCGGCATGGAACTTCTGGCGACCGTTGATTGGATGATGCAGCACGACGATATCGATCCGACCGTGGAAGGTGTCATGCAAGGTCTCAAGGGCTGGGCGGGCGGAGAAGCGGCAGGGCTGCGCAAGCTGAAGATCTTCGATCAACGGCTGGTTGCCATTGCGTTGGAGCAACTTCGGGTATCGAACCAGTTGCCCGCATGAGGGACGTCGCAGAGCAAGGCGAACCACGGCTGTCAAGCCTGATCAGTCTCGCAAGACAATTTCCGGCGAGACACCGGACGGCGAGACGAAGCGCCCTTCTGACGGTATCCATGGCGATATGCTCGGGGTCGTGCGCTCGAGCGAAGCGGGGCTGATCCCGAGGTGGATACCCCGCTGGCTTCCAGAGTCCGGGCGGGGTCCAACCGGGGTCCATCCCGCTAACCCACTGATTTCCGGTTCCTTCCGGGCGATATTCGTATGCTGGCGGGCGAAGCGCGGGACATCGCCAGCGACAGGGCCGGATTTTTGGGAAGCCACCCGGAAGCCGGACCCACTCACGCCCCGCGCAAACGCCAATGAACGCTGACCTTCCAACCGGACACCGCTGGTGGCCGCTGGACCCCGCTTGGAGTCCGGCCCGGCATCCGGAGTCCGGAAGCCACCGGCATCCACCCGCCCCAAGGAACCTTGCCCACCATGACGCTGAGCTTCGCCCCGGACGCGATCGAGACGTGGCCGCTGTCGCGCCTCCAGCCCTACGCGAAGAACGCGAAGGCGCATGGCGCGGACCAGGTCGCGAAGATCGCCGCCAGCATGGCCGAGTTCGGCTGGACCGTGCCGTGCCTCGTCGGCGAGGACGGGGAGCTGATCGCCGGGCATGGGCGTGTGCTGGCCGCAACGCAGCTCGGGCTGACCGAGGCGCCGGTGATCGTGCTTGGGCACCTGACCGAGGCGCAGCGCCGGGCATATCGCATTGCGGACAACAAGCTGACCGAACTCGGCACCTGGGACGAGGCGCTGCTGTCGGCGGAACTGAACGACCTGCTGGCCGACGACTTCGACCTGTCGCTGGTCGGCTTCTCCGACGGCGAGTTGGACAAGCTGCTGGCCTACGTCGCGGAAGACGACGGTGAAGAAGGTGGCGCCGGGGGCTCCGTGCCGCCGGTGACCATCCCCGAGCCGCCGCGCAACCCGGCTTCGCGGACGGGCGATCTCTGGATCCTCGGCGATCACCGCCTGCTGTGTGGCGACAGCACCAGCGTTGCCGATGTGCGCCGCCTGATGAACGGCGAGCGGGCGATCCTGTTCGCCACCGACCCGCCGTATCTGGTGGACTATGACGGCTCGAACCATCCGACCCGCAACAAGGATTGGTCCGCGTCCTACGGGACGACATGGGACGACAGTTCGCAGGGCGCGGAGCTCTATGACGGCTTCATCTCGGCGGCCGTCGCCGAGGCCATCACCGAGGATGCCGCCTGGTACTGCTGGCACGCCTCGCGCCGCCAGGCGATGCTGGAGGCCTGCTGGGAAAAGGCCGGCGCCTTCGTCCACCAGCAGATCATCTGGGTGAAGGACCGCGGGGTGCTGACCCGCTCGCATTACCTGTGGAAGCACGAGCCCTGCTTCATGGGCTGGCGCCGACCGAACCGCCCGCCGAAGGTCGCCGAGCAGACGCTGGCCTCGACCTGGGAGATGCCGTCCTTCGCCAAGGACGAGCGCCCCGACCATCCGACACCGAAACCGCTCGACGCCTTCGGCATCCCGATGCGCCAGCACGTCGCTCGGGGCGGCCTCTGCTACGAACCGTTCTCGGGCTCCGGCTCGCAGATCATGGCGGGCGAGGCCAACGGCCGCCGCGTCTTCGCAATGGAAATCAGCCCCGCCTATGTCGACGTCGCCGTGGAACGCTGGCAGGCCGAGACCGGGCGCGACGCGATCCTGGACGGCGATGGACGGACGTTCGCGCAGGTGAGGACCGAGCGGCTGGGCGACGACGCCGCACCCCCGGCCGATCCCCCGGCTACGGACACCGCCCCCGAACCCGCGCGAAAGCGCAAGACCGCCGCGTGACATGCATGACGTGGCTCTACCTTCCTCCGGAGACGCTTCCGGAGCCGGAGACGCATGCCTCTTCGGCCTCTCGCTCTGCTCCGGCGCGGGCGGGCTCGATCTCGGTCTTGCCATCGCCATCCCCGGATATCGTGCTGTGGGCCATGTCGAACGGGAAACCTACGCCGCAGCCACTCTCGTGGCGCGGATGGAAGATGCGTCCCTGATCAGGCTGTTGT